GAGGGGGAAAGGGAAACCGGGGGTGGGTCCCCTCCCGCCCCTCGTACACGTGTACTAACACGTGGCACACGTCACGCATACACATTCACCCACATGCATACACATTCACTCACGTGCACAAACACATGAATAGAACAAACGTACTAATACAATGCACGCACACACGCACACACGCACA